TCAGTTGTAACCCAATATTGGAGTGCTACATCATTGTTCTTAAAGTGTGATACACCTTTAGATGATATTGCAATAGTGTAAGAACCAGGCATTAGTTTAATTAGATTCTCTGTTTTGAATATCATTCTATAAGAATCACCATTACCATCAGCTACTTCTAATGTATCAGTATGAGCCGCATCATTTTGTAAGTCTAATGTAACTACACTAATCTTTTTACCATCAGATTCAACTGCTATTTGTGGTGATGCTAGAACAGAAGCCGCCTTTAATACCCAGTCAAAATCTTCAGCAGATAGTTTGAAACTAATTTCAGCTTCTGGCATTGTGATTGGTTTTTCAGGTGGAATAACTATCATTGTTTTCTCACAAAAACGATACTTGATTTTACTTCTACCTTTGTTACCTTTGATAGTAATATGTTTTGGGTCAAACTCAAAACTTGTATCATCTTTATGTAAAGATACAACTGATAAAAAATTGTTTAAGTCATAGATACCAAACTCTTGAGGTATAGCCTCTTTGATATCAGCTTGTGCAAGAATATTTTTATGAGTAGATACAGTTTTTAATTCTGTACCTTCTTTAAATAAAATACCTTGATTGATTGTTCCAAAATTCTTTAGAACATTTAATGTGTCACTTGATAATTTCATAATATATTTTCCTCGTTATTATCGTGATTGTGTAAAGCCATTATCGCATAATGAAGGACTTTAAGCAAGTCTTTTCTGTTCTTTCCTTCTTTTTTGCCGTATCGTTGTGCATACTTCATAATGTTACCGATACAAAATCCTTCACCATGACCAGAGTCCATTATAAATTCTGTTGCTTGAAATTTATTTCTGGAATAATGCTCATCATAAGTTTTGTCAACATAAGTTTTTAATTCTTTTAAAATCCTATCTTCACTATACTTATAGTCTATCATAATTTTCCTGTGTGATTTGCAACTGCTGGCATATTACCTGTAAATGGGAATGTACCAATGTGCTGTGTTTTCATCCATGGACATAGCCAAACTCGTCCACCCATCTTTCTCCACATTTGGCAGAACATATAATCTTCAGAAAGATATCTGTCTGAACCACCACCTGTAATAGAATCTTTCGTATCAATTACAGTATCAAAATACGCATGAATGTATCTTGAACCATCAAAGTTAGCTTGACCAACATGATCTGGTTTGTAGTGTATTTGTGGATATTGTTTTTGTATTTTTTCAAATACTTCTCTTTTAACCATCATAAAACCTGTTCCGATTTCCATGACTTCTAAAGGTTCTGTTACTTGAAATTGTTTTGTGCCTTTTACTACATTGAAAACATAATCACCAACTATTTCATTCAAGTCTTTTGGCTCCATATCAGGTTTTCTTTTGATAGCAGCTGCTATGTTTTTCCAATTTACAGATTTTTTAGGGTAAGGCCCTCCTGCAACATCTTTATCTAAAGCTAATAATGCAATAATGTCTTTAGGTTGGAAATGTATATCGCTATCAATAAAAAGTAAGTGTGTGTAATCTGTTCTTAAGAATTCATCAACAAGATAATTTCTAGCTCTTGTAATTAATGATTCGTTAAATAAAAAAGAAAATTTATTTTCAACTCCATATTTGTTAAATGTGGTCTGTAAATCTAAACAAGATTTAATATAAAGACCATGTGCCATACCACCATACATTGGTGTTGCAACAAATACTTTATTCTTTTTTAGTTCTTCAATATTAACTTTTATTTCCATAATATATCCTTGAGAGTGAAAAGGGAGATACTAATATGTATCTCCCGATTCTTTAAAATTTAGGCAAAAACTCTTTCGCCTTTCATTTTCAACATAGTGTAACCAGCAGCTACAACTCGTCTTGATGGCTTGCCCATCTTGTAGAATCTAATTCTACGACCGTCTTTGAGTTTCTTGCTGTTAGTGTAGATTGAATGACCTTCTGAACGAAGTTCTTCAATTCTAGCGGCTACATTAGAAACACCAAACTTTGATTGAGCTTGTGCTACGGTTAGTGTGTTATAACCAGTTGGTTTAGATAGGTATGCTAAAATTTTATCTTTTACTGACATAAATTCTCCATAATAAATGAGATATACTTAATCGAGGAGATATCTCTTTTCCTCTTAAATTCTTATTATAACAAATAAAAATAATAATTGAGGCAAAAATAAAAAAAAAGAGCCCTCACCATGACAGCGAGGACTCCGTGCCGAAATTATTATCTTAACTCATCAGAGTTATTGAAAGGACTTTCTTCAACAACTTCTTCATTTTCTTGTTTATCTAAATCAACACCTGCATCTACTTTACTGTACAAATCAATGAAAGATGCTTTAGTGTCATCATCAAATCTGTTTAAACAGAATGTGATTGCTTTGACTTTATCTCTAAAGATATCATAAGTATTAACAATGTGGACTAATCGTCTAGTAGAAATAACCTCATCACAACCACCATCATTAAAGGTTTGTCTGATCGCATTTGCCCAAACAACAAGGTTACTTGCAAATGTATCATCTTCAATACCTAAACTGTTTAACAATTTATTCACAATCTTGATTTCTGTTTTAGCAGGTGCCCAATCTTGTTCCATTGTAGTAACAAATCTCTCAAGAAAGGCCTCATTCAATACATTAGTAAACATATAACGACCATCATCAGAACCTTTACCTTTAGTATTAGCAGTAGCGAATACAGTAAAGCCTTGTTTAGGTGTTATCATCTCACCTTTCTTTTTAAGTAAGAATGGTTTGCCTTCAAACACTCTTTGAAGTGATGATAAGTTTTGAGCACCATAGTCTATCTCATCAATACACAATACAGCACCAAGTCTAGCAGCTGTTGTGACAGGACCATCACGCCACTCCATGTTGCCGTCAATTAAGACATAGTTACCAAGTAAGTCTGATTCATCAGTTTCAGGTGTCATTGATATACAGATAAACTGCCTTTTGTTTTTAGCACAAGCCTGTTCAATAGACATTGTTTTACCATTACCAGAATGACCTGAAATGAATGTTGGGAAAAACTTATTGCTTTTAATAATATTTTCAATATCACTAAAGTTACCAAAAGCAACATAGTTTTTATCAACAACAGGTACATTATCAGAATTTTCTATTGATGTTGTAATGTCTTTAATAGTATTAGCAGACTTATCTACAACAGGCATTGCAACTATATTAGAATTATCATCACTTGGTACTTTATACAAACCATAACTGACTTTATTCTCATCTTGTTTTGTAAACCAGCCAAGTGATTTCATACCAATAGAGTTAGCTACTTCCTTTAACTCTGATTTGGTCATTTGAGTTTTTCCTGTTGCCTTGATGGCGTTCAGGAAATCTTGTTTTTTATCGGCACTTTTCATAAAAATCTCCATAATTAATTGTTTATAAGGATAGGATAACACACAATTGACGAAATGTCAAGCACTTTTATGCGTTTCGGATCGCAATATCCTCAATGAATCTACTGACTAATACTCTATTTAACTGTCTACCTTTGTTAAAATTAGTCAAGGCAGTCTTTAATTTTTTAGATGTAATCTTACCTTCTTTTACGGTAATAGTTTCATCCTCATAATTAATTTCTTTTGTAAATATGTTATAAAACTTTTTGTAACCAAATTTATTGTAATTAACAAAACCTTTTTTCTTCAATATCTTTTTAGCTTCTAAATCTGTTTTTACACCAATCTCATCATACTGATTTTTTTCAAGATGGTTAAGAAAGAAACTTCTAGCACTTGAATTACTTAATACAAAATAACCAACAACTTCTGCACCAGTAGCTTTTGTAAACCATCTGAAGAAATAAGGTGTTAGACTAGCAAAATGATTGTATCTGCGTCTACCAATTGTTTTTTTATCACACTTCTCTTGAAAGTTAATTTTGTCATCAGTAAGATATACAGTATTAGCCATTTGAGTTTTTTCATTCCAAAAGATACCTGCTTTTTGCATATCGCCTTTATCATCTCTAGCGTTATACATCTGTTTAGCATTACTATCACCATCTTGTAATACTAACAAATTAGCAATATCTAAATTGTTATTTTTTTGAAACTTTAACATCACATCTTTCATAGCAACAATAGCTTCTTCTAGTGGTGTAGATGTTAGTGCTTCACTTCTAGGAAAAGTTAAACCAAGTCTTGATCTCCAAGTTGTTTGATACTGGTCTTTGAAAGCTTTAGCCAGATGACATAAATTCTCCATACTTCTCTTAAACTCTTTAGCAGTAAGTTTAGACGAAATATAATTCTTAAGAAAGAAACCATCACTTCTCATACATACTTCACCTTCGTTACTGGAGAACACTTCTGGTTGTGTTTTACCTAATAACCAGTTATGATGGTTTTCTTTAACATCTTTAAAGTCTTTTTCAATCTCATCTTTGAAAGCCATGTAAGTAGTAGCAGATGCATCACCAAAACCATATACATCAAAAGGTATGTTTACTTTCCTACAAAAAGATGCTAAGATTAACATCTGTTCTATAACATCAGCAAATACTGGTGACATAGAGGCAGAACAATCTAATAAAAATAAGATGCCGTGATTCTTGCCTTTAGGAACAATAGTCAACTTTTTGAATATCTTATCATCAAATTTGTATGAGAATATTTTATTTAAATCTAAATCGCCTGTATGAGATAATTTGTTTTTAGAAAATACTTTAGCTGCTTTTTTCATTTCAAATTCTTTAGCAAGTAATGATATAAACTTGTCATTCTTCTTTTTGAATTCTTTATAAAAGTCTTTATTTAAACCTTTACAGTTAGCCCAATGTTCTTCCATCATACTCATAACTTTATCGTTAGATATCATCATATATTTGTCACTAACAATACTAGG